GCCTCTGCTACTCCTAAATAGGTTGACATATATATATATATATATATATGAAAAAATAATAAGTATTTTTGAAACATAATTTTTCTTACGCATTTATTACACTAATATATTTTTAATCAATTTTTATATAAAAGTATAAATACAACGAATTATTTATATATAAAAAATGATTACTTGCAATTTAATGGGTGGACTTGGTAATCAATTATTTCAAATATTTGCAACTATTTCATATTCAATTAAAAGCAAAAATAAATTCGTATTTTTAAATGTAGATACTCTAGGTATTCCTCCTACTACGATTCGCCCTACGTATTGGAATACTTTTTTATCCAATGTTAAACCCTTTTTAATAGATGAGTTACCGCAACCCATTCATGTGATAAGAGAGAAAGAATTTCCATATAATGAATTGCCTATTTCTGAAATGATACATAGAGATGTAATGTTATATGGTTATTTTCAAAGTTATAAATATTTTGAACAACATTATGAAATTATTTACAGGATACTTGGAATAGACAAAAAGAAGAGTGAATTATTGAGTAACCTAGGTTTGACTAAAGACTCGTTTGAAAATAGTTGCAGTATGCATTTTCGTATTGGCGATTATAAGAAAATACAACATTTTCATCCTTTGGCAACATATGAGTACTATGAAAAAGCATTGACGTATATTCATGGCAAAACATATGGTGAAAAATTGACAATTTATTATTTTTGTGAAGACGATGATATAGAGGATGTTTTACAAATTGTAAACTTATTGAGTGATAAATTTCCTGATTCCACCTTTTATAAAGGTGGAAAAGATGAAAAAGATGAAAAAGGTGGAGATTGGGAACAAATGCTTTTGATGAGTTGCTGTCATCATAATATTATTGCCAATAGTTCTTTTAGTTGGTGGGCGGCTTATTTGAATACATGGGCAAACAAAATAGTGTGTTATCCACAAGTATGGTTTGGACCAACAGCAAATATGGATACGAGAGACTTACCTTTAAATGACTGGATAAAGATAAAGGCGTAAATTCTGAATTATTGATTTATAAATAATATTAAAGAAATAGCATTGATATTATTTATAAGATGGAGTTAGAAAAAGATAACTATATTAGAGCTGATGATAATAAAAGAATAAATACACGTTTTATTGTATGGTTAAAAAAAATGGATGATTGTTTATCCATTTGTACCAAAACTACTGGTTGTCAGGGTGGTGCTGATACACATAAAGTATGTAAAATAAATAATGTTGATACTTATAAAAAACTAATAAAAGAGTTTAAATATTAATTTTCACCTTTCTGCTACGTAGTGCTACGTAGTGGTAAGGTGGATTTTAAGTAGGTCTTCGACTTTATTATGATTTCCTTTTGAATTAAACGCGGATGCTTGGTGTATGCGATGTTTCACTAGTATTTGTTCAAAATTATAAAACTTGCAACCTTTTTTTCTTAGTTTTAACCACAAATCATAATCTTCTATACTATCCCATGCGGAGTTCCAATGACACATATTTTTTCTTATAACTGCGCTAGAATTGATAATAGGATTCACTAATGTAAAATCAAAATTAGAAATGTCGCCGACAGGAATAGAAGGTATTGTACCAGGCCTATCACCAATCCAAACGCATTTTGATCCAATGACATCATATTGTCCTAACATTTGCGACTGAATTTGCAGTTTTTCTGGATGCCAAATATCGTCTACATCGAGTAGCGCTACATATTCGTACTTACACAATTTAATCATTTCATTTAAAGTATTCGATTTGCCTTTCATATCAGGGAAATCTAATACTGAGACATTGTTGTTACGTTTCTCATATTGTTTTGCCACCTCGTAGACATGAGAATTTGGAGGATGTCCATTGATACCAATAATAAGTTCCCATTGGTCATATGTTTGTTCTAAAATAGAAGAAACAGATTCTTCGATAAATTCTATTCCGTTGTAAATAGGCATTAATATACTAATCATTCCACGTTTAGAAAAGGTGGAGCCAAAAATTGAATGAATATACCACACTCTAGCTTTAGAAAAGGTGGAGCCAAAGGGAGAAGCGGAGAGCCAAACCCGCAACTATATAACATTTTTGCTCCAGTCTCGTGTACATTTTTGATTAAAGTGGGGAAAAAAGGTATAAAGACATCTTCTGATGGTATAATACATAATGTATTTGTTAATATTTATATGCATGTTTATGGTGGATTCACTAAAAATAAGAGAAAAATTTTGCGTGAATTGTAAATTCGTTAAAGAACGTAATAATATAGACAAGGAGTATAGTCAATGTACTCTTTTTCCATTAAATGATAACTATCTTGTTACTGGAAATAAAAATACTAGCAAATTTTATTATTGTACTACTGCAAGAGGATACGATACTATGTGTGGAAAAAATGCAACAAAATATAAAAAATTAAAAAACAAAACTTCAAGTTTATTAGATTAGACTTTTCCACTTTTCCACTTTTTCCACTTTTTAAAAAAGTGGAGCAAAAATGTATACGAGACTGGAGCAAAAATGTAGACGAGACTGGAGCAAAACCCGCAATTATATGATAATTTGGGCTCCACCTTTCCTAAAGGTGTATAAAATTTGGCTCCACCTTTCCTAAAGGTGTATAAAATTTGGCTCCACCTTTCCTAAAGGTGTATAAAATTTGGCTCCACCTTTCCTAAAGGTGGATTCGTTGAAACATAAACCAATTATCCAACTCTACATAATTCTCTCTAAACAAGACAAACTCATTTAAATTAGAGAGAATACAATCTACTAGTATAATTTGGTCGTCCTTCACTAAATATTCATGTTGAAAGTACTTTTGTAGTGTAGTATCATATGTTTTGGACCACCAGTCTATCTTATCCTTGTGTAAAAAGAAGAATCCACCCGCTATAGAATTTTGATGTGCAGGTATTTCTTGTTTTGGCACTCCATGTTCGCTCTTGCTATTCACGAGTTTTATTAAATAATTCATATAGTTGTCGCAGTTTTGAATGCAAGCATAGTAAATTTTAGATTCTTGTAGAAAACTTGTGTTTTTACCCCAACTAGAAAGTTGACTCGTATGAGTATCATTCGGTCTATTTCTAAAATATCCGATATCACACCATCCGTAAAACTCGGAATCAAAATATTTTTGTTCTATTGTTTCTTTAACGAATTGTATCTTTTCAGACCAAAGCATATTGAGTTCCCAGCAAGACTTGTCTTTCAATAAATAATTTTTTTCATGATTTTTAATCCAAGAATCTTTGTATTTGTAATTATAAAATTGTTCTAAAGGTTTGATTATAATCTTGATTCTTGGATTCTCTCGTGTATTTATACAACTGACACTATTTTCATCAGTATAAATAACTAAATTAAATTCGTTCACTATAGAAATAAAATTGTTCATCCATTCAATATAGTTTGTAGAGTCAAATTTTGATTTCATAATATAAAAACAACTGGAAAAAGTGATGGACATGTGTTGTACTTTTCATAACTTGTGAAAAAAGTGGAATATAATGTACGAATATAATGTTTTTTTCAGAATATAATATTAAATACTTTTGTCTAATATTGTACATATAATATGATAGAACATGACTTTATAATGCTTATTATGAATTGCAAAAAATATGCCGAAAAGGCGGCATATCAGAAGAGAAGTTGGCTGCCAGGTGTGCCGAGTTTTTTGCGATACTACCATGTCATCGGCGAAGAGACTCTAGATTGTGCGTTTAGATTTGACCACCTTAAATGTGTACTTTTAGTAAAGGTTGCAGACGATTATAATTCGTTGCCAAAGAAGGTCATTCGCGCATTTAAAGCCGTATATGAGACGTTTCAATTCAAGTACATATTCAAAACCGATGATGATCAGGATTTGGTAAATCCACATTTTTTTAATACACTTTCTGGTGTTATTTCTAACAAATTTCCGAAGACGCATTATGGTGGTCATATTGTAGATATTACGCAGCCTTATTTGTCAAAATATCATCGTATTCATCCAGAGTTGCCGAAACATTTGCCATTGTTTGTTACCAAATATTGTAGTGGGCGATTTTATTTTCTCTCTAAGTCGGCCATTTCAAACTTGATTGGAAAGAAAGAATTGATTGACAAGGAGTTTTTAGAAGATTATGCCGTTGGATTCAATTTGGATGCTATTTATAAAAAGGAAATTCTCTCTTTGGATACCGATAAGTTCTTTTTAGACCACATGTAAATGTACTTTTCACTACCCTTCGGGACAAGCTAAGAACCAAACCTTATATTCAAAAAATATAATCTACGTTAATTTTATATGGGTACGAATAAAAAAAAGACAAGAAAAAATACAACAAAAAAACGCAAGATAGAATACACAGAGAAAGAGATAAAAAGATGCATGGAAAAAAAATGTAGTTATAAACATTTAGAAAAGAATCATAAAGAACTAACCAAAATATTTGAAGATGCGTTGAAACGAAATGAGAAAAAACTCGAAAATAAAAATATAACAGAAGAAGAAAAAAACGAAGCATTACAATTGATAAAAAATGCCAAAAAAAATATAGTAATGATGAATTCTAAATACATGATCAAGAAAAATATCATGTCTATGCGTAAGACATGTAAAATAAATAATTGTAGTATACATTCATCTACGCTTTTTTAAAGGTGGATTTATCAATGTCCAACATGGCCCTCGCGTAATTCGTGGGTCGCTTCTCAATATTACTATAATCTTCACGCTGTGTGACTGAAAGAGGAATAATTAAATACCAATTATCCCTCTTTTGTAAATGAAACCAATACTTGTCAATCGCATATAATACATGTTGACTAGGATTTTCAATAAGTTTTCTAATTCCAACTCTAAAATTTTCAATGAGAGTGTCAAAATAATGACTTTGGACCAAATAGCCAGTAGTCGTTTGACACCTGCATACTCTTATGCACGTATCATCAATCGGTTGATAAGGCGGAATATTATTTCCGGCGACTAAAATTGTATCCCACATCTTGTGTGTAGAGAGAAATTTATTTATTTGTTTTTTAAATAATTCTGGATTTAGAAACAATATATCGTCTTCCACGATTAATATATGAGGCCAACCTGCAGCTTTAGCGGTTTCTAAACATTTCAAATGACTCATACTACAACCTAATGCACCATTTGCTAGCTTTATTGCGTTAAACCTTTGAAAGTCTGTAATACCAATGGATGCGAGTTGGGATTCAACATGTTTCTTCCTATCTGGCCTTGAAGCTAAATTAATATAAAATGTATGTTTTATATCTTCAATAGATTTTATAGAATTCATTGTGTTTATACAATATTTATTTTTAAATTTAAATTAATTTTAAATCATTTAATAAATTTATTAATAATATATTTTCTCTCATGAACTAATAAATGTTATCTAATTTAGAAAAAGAATTTATTGCCAATGAAATAAAACCTATTACATTAGAAGATGTAGATAGAGAGATGAATCAGCTCATCAATATTGGAACTGGTGCTTGTAATATCGGTCCCAGATCCAGGATCGGGAATTCAGTCGTCGACTATTTCACATTTACAAAGCGACTTGAAACCAAGGGCAAATATGATGCGAGTTTTTTCGATTTTTTACAAAACATTGATACATATAAAAAGAAGAAATTCATACAAACAATGCTTACCTATTATGCAGAGGTGAAAAACAAAAATGGGCAAAAAAATCAATACAAAGTGTTGAAAGAAGTCTACAACATTTGTATAAGCGCCATCAATATCATGAGACCACTTAACTGCATGGAAATTTACGCCCGTTATAAAGGCAGAAAGGTCCTCAACTTTTGCGCCGGATGGGGCGGGTCAACAATCGCCGCTGCAGCGCTCGGTCTTGACACCTATTATGGTGTGGAAATTAATAGCGATTTGAAAGAACCATACGCCGATATGGTCGCTTACTTAGCAACAAAATCGCCAACCAAGATAGAAATTGTGATTGAAGATGCTCTGAAAATAGATTATTCTTTGTTGGATTATGACATGGTCTTTGTATCGCCGCCTTATTATTCGTTGGAAAAGTATCCATATAATACGGGTTACGAGTCAAAGAGAGACATGGACAACAAATTTTATAGGCCGCTGTTTCAGTCTACGTATAATGGCCTCCGTTTTAAAGGACATTATATTATTAATATATGCAAAGAAGTGTATGAAAAGGTGCTAAAAGAATTGCTGGGTCCAGCTCATGAGTCGTTTCCTTTGAAGAAATCCAAGAGACAAAATGAGTATACGGAAATGGTGTATGTTTGGATAAAGAATGAATAGTTAAAGAATGGATAAAGAATGGATAAAGAATGGATAAAGAATGGCTAAAGAATGGATAAAGAATGGATAAAGAATGGCTAAAGAAT